AGGAGTCAGTAACTACATGGAACTAATAAATAAACAGAAAACAAACAAGAAAGGGAAACAAAATGAAACTAATGACTAAAAAGATAAAAGAACAAGCACAGGGGCAGTTTGATGAAGGCTCTGATATGGAGCAGATGGTGGTAGCCAAATACTTTGATGCTATGGGAGACTGGAAATGGTTTCTTATGAACATGGACGAAGATGAGGACTACTGTTGGGGTATTGTCAAAGGCTTTGAAGTAGAGATGGGCTCATTCAGTATGGCAGAGCTGAACAGTATGCAACCAAGACTACAGCGTGACCTATACTTTGAACCAATGAAGGCTAAAGATGTATGGGAGCAGCTAAACAAAGGTGAATGGGTATGATGATAGCTGATACACCACAAAAGATAGAGCTGTATCGTATGCATGTACTACATAAGATGCTTAAACTGGAGATGGATGGTTTTAAAATGAATAAAGGTGGACAACCAACAGCATATTCTGCAATTAAGAGAGAATACAATCTTAAAGGTAATAGGCAGAAGGTGTATGATACAATGACTGAAATAATAAACACAATACAACAACAGGAAGGAGAAGCATAATGGCAGAAGAATACTATGATGACAACTTTGGAAGTTGGCATGACACAGATGAAGAAGAAGTGAGAGAGTTTTACCATAATGTACAAGCACGTTCTGTATTGAAAGAGTGTACTATGTGCGGTGAAAAGGTGAAACTATTACCACAGTATGACAAATGTAATAGCTGTATGGATATGATGGAAAGGGGGCTGGAGA